TCAGTTAGGCCAGATGTGCAAAATACGATCGAGTCTTTGGCAATTTTTAGACTATATTGAGAGTTAAAATCTTTACCTGATGCATTAGATTTATTTGAGAATAGAAAATATTCTGTAACTTTCTGTTTTGGTATATCACCATTATTAGATTGTTGAACAAAGTTTTCACCTTTAAGAGTTCTAACTTCTCTAATTTTTCTAATGTTTCTTGGGTCAATATTTCTTAATTCTTTAATACCACGACTAAGATTTTTTTCATCTACGATTGCATGATAATACAATCTGCCATCAATATACCATTGTCTAAAAATTTCATATGCTCTGTTATTGAAATTTAATAATTGAAGACAATATTCAAATTCTCTTTTAATGGAGTATTTTAATTGATCAGGAATGTTGATTAAATCCATATTTAATTCGACAATTCTACCAGTATCATTATCAACTGAAATAGCTTCATTCGTTATTTCGTCAACGGCAGTCTCTACTTCCGGCTGTAGGGCCATATCCCGATATCTAGTGATAAGGTCTGCCTCAGTCTTACTAGCGCCTTCTAGATCAACGTAGCTGCTCGTAAATCCACCAACAGCAATATTTACTCCACCATCGTCAGATATTGGTGGAGTAAATGATTGATTTTCTTCTTCTTTAGGAACTCTTTTTAATTCAATACCAAATAATTTCATAAATCATATCCTAATATTATAATAATTATATATTAGAGTATATTAAATTATTGATCAAATCCCTGATCTAATATCCAATAATCATATGCAAATGTTACGGGGAATTCTTCAATTGTATTTTGATTATCCCATGATAGATCAATTGCACCAATTTGAATTGGAAATGCCCCAATCATTCTATATGTTCTTAATGGTAATCCATTTTGACTTAATTGAGTAACTGTGACATCTTGTTTATAATTTAATATTTGGGTCATAGCAGGATCACGAATATTAGAAACAGGTAAATTTAAGTCAAAATGCCATTCTTCAAAGGCACCTCTTACATCAAAAGTTTCACTATTAATAATTGAAATTGCCCAATTATTATATGTTCTATCCCCAGCTAATTTAACTTTTCTCCCAAAAAATCCAACATCAATATTACTAATAATACTTTCTGGAATTGACGCCGCCTTGGCCATATAAGACACTGCTGTTAAATTATCTTTACCGGCGGCAGAAGAAGAACTATTTGGGAAATTGCAAGTAACATAAAATAATGTTGGTCTTGCTCCACCATTAACTAATCTTGTTTTAAATTCTTCAATATTTGAAATCGTAGCCATTATATTTTATCTCCTTAAAAATTTAAATAATAAGTAGTAGTGTTAATTACTACTTATTACAATACTTGATATCTTCCTGCATAGCTGTCAAAATTACCTTCAATTTCACTAAAATCTGTTCCTGTTGCAGTAGCTATGAAGTTTAACTGAATGAAGTTAATTGATCTAGCAGGTTTAATATAGATATCAGCAATAAATCCATTTGTATCAATAACATCAGGAGTATTATTGGTTGTGTCGCAAATTAATCTATAATCATAAATTCCACGTTTACCTTTAACATCACGTAGAATTGGATCAATTTGTCCTACGAATTGTGCTCTAGTAAATTCATCATTCATTTCAAATAATGTGAATTTTGCAACGTCAGAGATTACTCTTTGTAGATAGATGAATAATTGTCTGACGTTAATTCTGTCAAAAGCAGAATTCATACCATAAGTTGTTTTATCTCCAAACAGAATTACTTCTTTTCCTCTGAATTGAACATATGGATTAATATTAATTGGAATTGGATACATGGCATCACGTTCTAATTGAGTAGGATTGAATTTGAGTTGACGACAAACTCTAACTTCCCCTCTATTAAACCCAGCAGGAGAGAACCATGGGCCGGCATTAAAAGTAGTTCTTGCTACTAGACCAGCAGTATCCCCATTTAATGGAATGTCAATAAATCTATCATTATAGCTATCGTAAATCGCTTTATATCCAGAATCTAGAACTAAGAAAGATGATTTAGTAACTGCATTTGCCCATAACGCTAATTTATCAGTAATAGATTTATCAGATGATTTAGTGACATATTCTTTTTTAGGAGAAGCAAATGCCATACAATCCCGTCTAGTTTCACATATTTCAGTAGTAATATAGTTGATTAATCCCTCACCATAATCCCCACCATTAGCTTTGCCTTGTATTAGATAATCTACATCAATTTTTTCTTTATCTTTGAATAGATCATATCCATCCATTAGAGTATTAAGAGCAATATTATCTTCGGTAACAAGATCGGAACCATTACCTAGAAAAGCAGTATATGGTAGAGTGTCTAAATTAGACATTAAAGTTGGATTAGTAATAGCAATTCCTGCTCTATGATTAGCCCACCATACATAACTATTATTTAATTTATTATTAATATTAGTATGATAATTTCCTTTATATGCCGCTATTTTATCGGCAGCAACAAATTTAAGATCAGCCCGAGTTCCCTCAGATTTAAAGACAACATTATTATCTTTATCTACAATTACAGTATATATTTTATCAACTACATAATATGTATTAGCTCCTGTTCCTCTTTTTAGTGGCGAATTAGTGGCATTAGTATCTGATGCTGTGACTGGGCCAGGAAATGCTCTATTAGCAGGATTAGGAGTAGACTGATAGAATTCCCATGATCTAAACATATCCGCTGCCTGAGTAGTCCCTGCTAATCGGAAATTCTGACCAGAAACTATGATTGTGGATGTTGGACGCGACCAAGGTGATTCTAGAGTTAATACTACGTTTGCGCCAACAACTTGTTTTGATACAATCAAATTAAATTGAGCAGGAAATCCATTAGGTTTACCGTTTGCAGATGGTCTAACTTCTAGAGATAACACGTCTCTATATGCAAACGCAGCCGCCAGAGTTACAGCCGCAGTATTACTAGTAGTAACAATGTTTGCACTTTTACTGCCCTGAACAAACGTTACGTTTGCAGAAGCAGCAGAGAATTTTACATTTAAGTTTTGTGTATATGCATTAGCACTATCACACATGCTTATTCTAAATCCATTTGAAGTATTGCCACTAGTTCTAGCTACCCATAACACATTGGTATCTGTAGTATACCCATTAGCAGTAATTTTACTTCTCCATTGACTATCATCAAGAATAGTTCTTCCATCAGCATTAGTTGTGGTATAATTAGTAATACTGAAAGATTCTTGATTAGACACGGAAACTGGTCTATATGTTAGATTAACAGTTAATGTAGGAGAGGAATTGGACTGATTATTAGCAGTAATATTCATAAGCCCTTCTGAACTGATTGGAAAATCAGAAGAAGAATAAATGCCATTATTTACTAATGATAATGCAGTAATTGCGCCATTAGAATCAGTAGTAACGCTAACGTTAGCCGCAGTATATGTAGTTCCACCAATAATGTTAATTATATTTGAATTTGAAAATGTTCCTGACTGAGTATTTAATGTAATAGTATCAATTTCGGTTGTAGTTTTAGCATAGGCATTCAACGGATTATTATTAGCAACACGAACAACATACATTCTATCAGAATACCCTAGATATTGGGCAGCGGTGAAAAATGTTTCGTCATTACCACCATCAGGTGTTCCGAAAACTTCAGATAAATTCTTTTCATTTCTGATCATAGTTGGTTCCCCAATTGGGCCTCGTGCGAACACACCAACGATAGCCCCAATTGGTCTACGTCTTTCTCCGTTAGGGACTCGGGTTAAATCAAACTCTCTAACTTCGATTCCAGGGCTTAAAAGATTAATTGCCATACATAATTCTCCATTTAAATCTCTAATATTATTTTTATTTAGTTAATATGGCATTTTGATCTGATTAATCGTATCTTAAAAATCTCTCAAATTCAGAATAACTTAATTCTCTAATTTCATCAGAATAATCATATTCTTCTGCGGAAGAAATCATAGGTAATAAATCTTCATCTATTAATTGAAAATTCTCACTAACTAATCTTTCTCTAACATTTGTATCAGTCCAATCTTTAAAATATGGCTGTTGAACTAACCATGCAAATAATACACAACACATTGCTAAATCATCATGATGACCTTCCGCCGCCTGATAACTTTCCCCTACTTCAATGAAATTATAGAATTCATCCTTAACCTGTTCATCTATCATTAATAATTTATCGTTTTCTATTAATGATTTCAAGTTGGTGCAACCAATTCTTTTTACTAATTTAGTTGTTCTTACACCAACAGCAGGTTTCATTCCAAATCCACTACTCATGGATTGTCCAGCACGACCTTTGAATTGTGAGAAAATCATATTTTCATATTCCATTTCTCGATATAAAATATCTGCTACCTGTTGTCCGTTATCATTTACTTCAACACAAATATACGCATCATTAAATGATTTGGCAAATTGATGAATTATATTAGGAAATAATAATGGAGATATAGTGTTATTCTTATATCTGCCTACAATTTTATATGGAATTTCTGTTACATCAAATATTACGAATGCACAATAATCCCCACCAACCCCACGAGCAGTATCAACTACTATAATGTATAATCGTTTTCGATTTTCTTTTTTAGATGGATCAACATATATTGCCATATCCATATCTTCTTTAATTGGAATTTCTGTGGGAATATTTTGTAATTTTTCCGATGCAATTAATGTATTCTGTGACCCTAGAAATTCACACCCATATTCCTGATTGAATTGCAGTTGTGATGAATTTCTAATTGTTTCCTGTTGCCATTTTTCATCTCTACCAGGAATCATAGACCAATGAACAGATATAGGAACAAATGAATTTTTATTATTTATTGCATCAATCCAAATTCTATAAAATCTATTCATACCATTAGGAGTTGATGTAATGATCATTTTAGTTTCATCACCTGCTGAAATAGTAGGTAATACTGTGGCAAAGAATTCATTTTGAATATTCTCGGGAACGAACGCAAATTCATCAAGATAGACGCAATTATACGTCTTTCCTCTAACGCTATTTCCTGATGTTGCAGATGCCTCTATCTTTGATCCATTCTCTAATATAATATTACCTTTGTTCCATTCAACTATACCCTGTTGAAGCCATTTAGGTAAATGTTCATATGAAAATTGTAATCTACTTAGAATTTCTCTTGCCTGTGAAGATTTATGTGCAAGCACAGCAATAGAATAATTTTCATGAAAAAGAATATACCATAATAATACCGCAACAACGGTCTGAGTTTTACCTGACTGTCTTGGAATTTTACATATAGTAAATCTACAATTAACAAAAGTATCAACCATTTCCTCCTGGAAATCCCATAAAGTGAATGGCGTTAGTCCTTTATTTAATGTAATAATTTTAATATATTTTTTAATAAAATATTTTGGATCAACCATACATTTTTTAAATTCATCCAGTTGTTTCTTAGTATAATTTACTGGAACATTTACTTTTTTTAATCGTTGATTTCCTAGATAAAATACATTCTTATCAATAGCAG